ACGCCACCGGAAATCACATCAGTAAAATTACCAAACGAAAAACCGAGATCGTTAAATGATTGACCTTTGCTCTGAGCTGCGGCGCCGTGAAACGCAAAGGCAGTTGCTGCAAAAGTACCTGCTTGAGACAATATCACAGCAAAGCCCGGTATACCATTTGCAAACAAATCAATACTGGCTGATTTTACTGATCCAATTATGTTGTTGGGAGCTCCGCCGCCTGGTGCAAGCCCGGTCATGAATGATGGTATTTGCAACACAATGTCTTGCACCTGTGGGGTATAGTTTGCAAAATTGCTTTGTACCGCGCCACTTATGCCTGCGGTAGAAAACTGATCAGCTGCATCAGATAGATGCTTGTTTGGTGCCAATCCCTGCTTGTCTGCCATGCCCAGACCGGCCATCAATAGTAGTGGTGTTAAATTTGACATATCATGTGGCCAGTTGTGCTAGACTAGAATATTTAACAGTGCCATTCATCATGGTTAACAATCTATTTTGTGGTTGGGTCTTTTTGCCAGTGCCGGCATATATGCCCACATGTAACCAGGCTGTCAACGGACCTCGAGCAGTGTGGTACTCTAAGATCAATTGATCAAATGCAATATTTTGTTTGACCCAGAGTGCAATATCATAATAGTCTCTAGGTGGAATACTGACGCCACCGCTGGTATTGAATTGTATATCACATGCCTGGCCAGTACCATGGGGGCCTGCACCAATATCGTTGCCAGTACGCAAATTATTTGTCATGATGGCATTTGGGTACTGTGCCTTGATTGGTTCCCACACATTCGTGCATAGATTAGCAAGGTTACAAACAATCTCATCAGACCTCAACCCAGATTGTGCAGGTACTGCACTGTATTTGTATTTGGATATTGCTGGTGCTGTTCTTATAAAATCACCCAGTGTGGTCTTGGATGAAAGGCCAGTGGACAAATCATAATGGTTGTGTATTGCTGCACAGTCTGCGGGCACAATGGGTTTGTTTGGATCTGATTGGCCATCTGTTTTGCTAGCAGTTGCAGCATTGCCTTTGTCAATTGATGCCTTATCAAAAATACCAGCTGCAATTTGTTGCTGTTGGTATGCTCGAGCTCGTGCATGACCTTCGGGAGTACTATCATCTAGGTCGTCGTTGGCTGATTGCCTGGCCTGCACCACTGCCACAGTAAGTCCAGGCCCTGCATTGACCGCACCGACATTGCTGTCGCCTGCTATGACAGTGGCAGCAAATGGTGGGTTAGAACCGTACAGGGCTACTGGTCCGCTCATACTATGATTGATCCTCTAGACACTGGCTTGATGCCAGTTGTGGTTTCGATGTAGTGGTCACGCATTTGATCCATGGCCTCACACATCATCATGACATGTTCGGTCTTGATCGGAATTTTCTTGTCCAAAGGCAAACTGAACATGGCCTGGATCAAGCCAATGCCCTTGGCTCCACCAACCACAACACAGGGACGATCCAGCAAGTATTCGTCTTCTGTGATACTGTCTACCTTGGCAATAACTTCATCGCCATTGACCAATTTGAATGCCCAGATTTCTCCGGATGTGATTCTTGAATTTGAAACTAACATTTTATTCCTTGATTAAATTTGTTAAGTCTTGGTCGGACAACTTGGCAAGGCCAGTATATCCACCCTCAACCAATAATGTACCGTTTTGATAAATTTGTGGCACAGTTCTATGACCAGCTTCTATAATGAATTGACGTGCTTGTTCATTCTCGTCAATTTTTACTTCCTCGAACGCGATATTCTTTTTCTTTAACAAGGCCTTGGCCTGGTCACAAAATGGGCAGTGAGCCTTTGAGTATACTGTTAACATTTTTTCTTTCGTTGTTATAGACCAACCTGCATTCTTACCTTTAGTGCTAGGCGGCCACTTTTCGGTTACACTTTTTCTAAATGTTCCGAAGCTTAGATTATTTTCTTTACAAAACTTATTTAATTCATTTCCGTAGAGGGTATATGTTTCGTTGTGCGGGGAGGTTAGAATCCATTCCTTACTTTTTTTGTTCAATTTCCCCGCGTATTTCTTATTTGCTTGCCCTATTTTATTCTTTGTTTCGGGGTGATGAGAACAGTCCCTATTTGCATGAAAATCAGAAACAGTTGCACTTATTTTTTTCTTAGTTTGATCTGTATGCTTGTCTGGACCATACCCGCCCCGGGATTTATGCAGAAGAGTGAACTTTTGCGTTATAAAGAAAAACCTTTAAACGTATCCGAGTTAACGTCTTGCACTGTTCCACCAACGATATACGAGCTCAACTCAACTTCTTGTGGTGCCACCTGCACTTCGGCACCAGCGATCCATTTGGCAGTCCATGGTAACGGGTTGCTTCCAGGTTTGATACCACAGCTCAATCCAACTGCGGTCATGCGCTTGCAAGTCAACCAATCCACATAGTCGCAGAGTAGTTGTTTATTTAAACCTATCATGCTGCCGCCCTTGAATAAGTACTCTGCCCATGCCTTCTCTTGTTCCGATGCCTCAAGGAACATTTTTGTACAAATATCCGCAGTTTCCTCGCGTATTTTTGCAAAATCGGGATCGTCTTGTGGCAATAATTTAATCATGGTCTGTGTACTGCCCAAGTGTATGTTTTCGTCTCTGCAGATAAGTTTGATAATCTTGGCGTTGCCTTCCATCTTCTTTAGTTCAGCAAATGCCCACGAGCAAGCAAAACTAACATAGAATCGAATACCTTCCAGTGCATTGGCACTGTTAATGGCCAACCATATTTTCTTTTTGAGTTCGTAACGATCAATCTCAACTGTGCGACCATTGATAGTGTGTGTTCCGGCACCCAACAAGTTGTAGTAACCACCGTATGTGATCACATCATCATAATAGCGACTGATGTCTTTTGCGCAGTCTACAATTTCATTGATTTCCAACAGGCCATCAAACACTTCGCTAGGGTTGCTGTAGATGTTGCGAATAATGTGTGTGTAACTGCGACTGTGGATGGTCTCACTAAACGCCCAGGTCTGCACCCAAGTTTCCAATTCGGGAATTGATACGAACGGCAAGAAGGCCAGGTTGGGGCTACGACCTTGTACTGAATCTAACAGTATCTGTCGTTTAAGATTGCTGGTGAAGATATGCTGTTCATGTACTGTTAGCTCTTTGAAATCTTTGGCATCACGATTGACATCTACTTCTTCTGGACGCCAGAAGAAGCCCAATTGTTTGTCTGTGAGTTTGTCAAATTGTCTATGCTTGAGTGTTTCAAATCTCTGCACAGATACTGCCCCGGCTGGATCCAAGAATGCCAATGCTTCTGTGTGTTTTGTTTTGTTGTTTATATTAAATACGCTCATATTTGCTTTCTTAAATTACGCAAGAATCACAGTCTTCTTGGTCTACTACTGCCTGGGCCAACGGTGCAAGAGCCTTGTCATTGAGTTTGTCAATATCAACTTCTCCCTGGCCATCATATGTATTAAAATAATACAGTTGCTTGCCACCGTATTTGTAAAATTGAACTAGATGTTTTAGCATCTCGCTCATTGGTATTTTTTCATCTTCGTAGAATTGTGGATTATACGAAGTATTGACACTGATACCTTGGTCAATGTACTTTTGCAAAATTGCACAGATATTCATGTAGCCTTCTGGACTACGTTGGTTCCACAACAACTCATAATTCTTTTTCAACTTGCGATATTCAGGTACTACCTGTTTGAGCACACCGTCTTTGCTTTGTTTGATACTGACAAAACTGCGCGGTGGTTCAATGCCGTTGGTGGCATTGCTGATCTGTGCGCTGGTCTCTGCTGGCATCAGGGCCATCAGTGTGGCGTTGCGAATACCGCCAGTTAAAATTTGTTCGCGGAGAGCATGCCATGGCATACGCTCTTGATGCGGCACCAGCTCATCAACTTCCTTCTTGCGTGTGTCGATTGGCAAACGACCGTCTGCATATTTTAAATCTTGCCAGCGTGTGCATGGACCTTGCTCTGCGGCCAAGTCGGCACTGGCTTTGATCAGGTAATAACTCCATGCTTCTGCATATTCATCCACCAGAGGCAATGCTGCTGGGTCGCTGTAGCTGACATCATTCTTGGCCAGGAAGTAGGCAAAGTTGATAATGCCAATACCTAGTGGGCGGAATTCTCGAGTGGCCAACTCGGCTGCTAGAATAGGATAATTTTGATAGCTCAATAGCGCATCTAATCCACGCACAGCCAAAGTACACATACGTTCAAAGTCTTGTGGTTTTTTGACATTGCCCCAGTTGATCGCGCTCAAGGTACACAATGCAATACGCCCATCGGGATCGTTAATATCTTTAAGTGGCACAGTTGGTAAGTCAATTTCTGTGCAAAGGTTTGACATCTTGATAGGTGCAATCTCTTCTTTGAACGGACTGTGTGTATTTGCATGGTCCACATTCATCAAATAGATGCGACCTGTGTCTTTGCGCTCTTGCATGAACCGGCTGAACAAGTCTCCGGCTTTGAATGTTTTCTTTCTCAGCTTGGTGTTGCGTTCGGCACGTTCATATAGCTCTTTGAACTTGTCTTGGTCATTGAAAAATGCATCGTACATCTCAGGCACATCATGCGGGCTAAAGCAAGTGATATCACCGCCGGTGATCAGTCGCTCGTACATGAGTTTGTTGAACTGGATGCCATAGTCCATGTGGCGCACACGATTTTCTTCTGTGCCTTTGTTGTTTTTCAATACCAGTAGATCTTCAACTTCCAGATGCCATATGGGATAGTACAAAGTGGCTGCACCACCGCGCACACCACCTTGGCTGCAACTCTTAACGGCGGTTTGAAAATACTTGAAGAACGGAATCACTCCAGTATGGTATGCATCACCTTTGCGTATGGGACTACCCAGCGCCCGTATACGGCCAGCACCTACACCAATACCGGCCTTTTGACTAACATACTTGACAATACTGCTGGCAGTGGCATTGATACTGTCCAAACTGTCTGCGGCTTCAATCAGCACACAGCTGGAGAATTGTTTTTGTGGAGTACGTACCCCAGCCATGACCGGTGTTGGCAAACTGATGTCATGCAGGCTCACTGCTTCGTAATAATCACGCACCCATTTTAGTCTAGTTTCTTTGGGATACGATTGAAACAGAGTGGCTGCAATCAACATGTAAGCCATTTGCGGTGTTTCAAAAATTTGTTTGTGTACGCGATTCTGTACCAGATACTTGCCACGCCATTGCTCCATGGCCACGTAGGTAAAGTTCAAATCACGCTCGTGATTGAGATATGTGTCCAATGTGTTCCACTCTTCTTCGGTGTAAGCGGCGACTAAGCCTGGGTCGTAAAATCCCAAGTCCTCATTGAATTTGACCAAACGATACAAAGGCCATG